AAGCCCTTGACTTTGCTTTAGATGTCTTTGATGTTACCAAAAAAGGACTACGATTCTCTCGGATCGCAGCACCTTTGATTTTGGCTGACGGTCCATTGCCGTTTGGAGATGCCGTCTTTGTCGTTGCTTTGGGTCTCGACTTCGGAATTGCTGCTTACAACTTGGTGATACGCGATGACTGACGGATGGGTTGCGGCTGATGACCTCCAGGATAAGCGACTGGATAACCTGGAACAACGCGTCATCATGCTCGAAGAAGCGTTGGTTGAGTTGAAAGCAATGCTTCGCGTGCTCAAGAGTCTCGGGATAGCGGTCGCTGGCGTCCTGGGACTCAACATTCATCAGTTGATGCTGTAGCGCGGTCGATGTTTTCCTGAATCATGTTGTAAAACATGACATCAATCTTCACATTGTGGTCCTCCATCTTACGTTTGAAGGCATGAAACATCTGACTTGGGTTTCCATCCTTGACAACATTCCAGTCGGATGCGTTCAATTGTTTGCTAATTGCTTCCGCAATCCATGCTGATCGTGACTCTTTTGGCTTGAGTTGCATCTCGACAAGATTCAACATGGTTGCAGGGACTGAGATTGTGATAGGAACAAACTGTGTTCCTGTTCGACGGCGACTCATTCTTCTTCCTCCATGCAATCTTCGTCGTAAAGAAGATGACAACGCGTACAGATTCCACAGTCGTCGCAGGTCATTCTAACCGACTCCTGCATTCTTTGCATGTGAACATCAATACTGCGCCTTCAATGTAAGCGTATCTTGCTTCATTTAGGCAATTTGGAGATGAGCAATATGTCATTACATTGTAAAACTTCATCAAATCCACTCTCCTTGATGGTCCTTGCACAACCAAAGGCTTGGCGGATTGTTTCCATGCCTGTTGGATGACCATTTGACAACTCCAACAAACCCACAGACCGCGCATTTGACTTGGTAGGTGCGCGCTATGTCCCTGAATCTCATTCTTCAAACACCCCTTCCAGGATTGTGTCTACATTATTGTCAAATTTGATGGCAGTCCTAGTGCAGAAACCGATAGGAATCCACTTACCTTTTCTGCGAATATACACGGTTCGGGTTTTTGCGCCTGCTCTCGTCATCGAAGCCACCCCTTGTCATCCCAATTAGCAAGTTTATCCACCTTTTCAAGACAGATCGTAAGCAATTCGCGAACAAAAGCAACCTGATGATATACCTCGGTGTCATATTCTTCGTGATTTTCTTGAATTCGGTAGAGTTTGAGCCTCACCTGTGCTAATTTGTCGGCCATTGTGCTCCATTCTTTTGCGTCCATGATACAGCCCACGGCTCATTCATTCATAACGGTTGGGGTGAGAATACGAACGAAGGTAGGAACGGCGCACTGCGTGCTATTCCTATCCTATGTGCAACGGCCGGCACTGATTGTAGGTTTCACTAATATTTATACACCCTATACTATCATCATAGGTCATGGCCTCTGCTAAAACTCGTGACTTTGAAGTGTTTGAAACTATTACCGCAACCAACACCGGTGCTGTCAAAACTATTGACCTCAATACTTTCGTCAACGTCGCCGAGATGGAAGCATTTGGTGTTGAATCCATCAGTGTTGGCATCGACCCTAGCACTGCGGCTCCTGAGGCATCCCTCTTCGTTGCTCAAGTCGCACTTGAGGACCTCTCAACCGGATTCATCTCCCACGCCTCATACGATTCAATCTATTTGACCTTCCAAGACATGCTGACATCAGCCTTTGAAGAATCCCTTTCACTAGGCGATGTCAAAGAGATCCGATACATCCCAGGTGGCCAGTTGCAGATTCGTGCTGACCGTCTTACTAGTGCTGCCGATGTGGACCTATACCTCCGCATTACCGGAAAGATTGCAAAACTCTCTGCTTCGGATTACATGAGCCTTGCTTTGACCAATTCCCTCTCCAACTGAGGCGGTTTTCTTGGCATTCCCAAAACCCAAACCTCGTGAAGCATACACTGCGTATGTGAAGCGTGCGTTCAATTATGTGAAACGGAATAAGACCGGTTTGCGTGGAGCGTATAAGGGTCGAGGCAAAAACCGTAAGTTGGACTCTACTGTTGTAATGCAACGCATAGGCAGAGAATGGCGCGCACATAGTCGGAGGCGAAAGTGATGGGCGTTCCTCGTATGATTCAAGGCCAATTTGGGGCCGTTGCGTATTCGACGGGACAACTCCTTTCGGGTCAAGATGTGCCCCTAACCCCCACAGTAGTATTCAACGAAACCACCGGATCGTATCAAGGTGTCAAGCGTCATAATGACCAATTCTACATTCAACAATCAGGAAGCCCCCTAGATGCAGCAGGAATTCATTTCATGACATACGATTATGTGGACCTCAGGGACCTCCTCGAAGCAAAAGCCTGTATGGACGATGTTGTCATCAATGTTCAACGCCAATACGAGTTGCCTTATCCTGGCCTATCCTACAACGTTCCTCCTGGTAACATTGAGGAAACCTTCCTAATCTTGTTGGGCGATTACGATCTTGAGAAGCCTGGCGATCTAGCGGGCCTTTCACCTTTCAATGTCAAAAATGCATCCAAGGCGGGCTTTGTTCCATTGAAAGACCTAACAGGTAATGACAGTCAAGGAGGTTTGCCCTTTGAAGTCCTATACCGTGAAGTCCGTCAATATGTCCAGGACCCATCTCAAAACTTCACAAGCCCCGATCAGATAGGGACTTTTGCTGGCCAAGGTGGTAATCCTTCCCAAGTTCCGTCTCGGCTAGTAGGTAACTTCCGTATGTCAAGTAGGACCATCGGAGGCTATCCTGACCTTTTGGTAGGGCCAGGCATCACCGTCATACGCGCATGGTCAATTTATCCATCAAATCGAACAGTGCAGAACATCACGGGCGGCGCTACTGTTCCGATTGCTGATGTCCCTGCCGGCGAATTGATTGATTTGGCAATGCAACTTGAAGTGAACATTCCGGCCCTACAATACAACATCGTTGGAACCCAACGGCCGTTGACGGCCACAGAAACCGCCACATATTACTCTAACATCTTGATGAAGTCGTGATGGTGATCCATCATGTTGCTTCCAGGAGACAATTATTCCGAACAATTGATGTTCACCCTGGAAGGTTACCGTGAAACTTGGGTCGATGGTAGGGCTGCAACATTGTATGGTGAGACACTGAGCGCGCTTGACAAAGCAAGTCAACTATCAAAAAATGACCAAAAGCAGCTTCAAAAGTTGAAAGGGCAAAACGACTTACCGGAAGCCCTTGACTTTGCTTTAGATGTCTTTGATGTTACCAAAAAAGGACTACGATTCTCTCGGATCGCAGCACCTTTGATTTTGGCTGACGGTCCATTGCCGTTTGGAGATGCCGTCTTTGTCGTTGC